GGCCCAGCGCTTCGTGTACCCGTCCGTGATCTTGACGGTTTTCTTTGGTCGATTTATGTATGAGCGCAACGAGTAAAGAGAAACCGCCACCGATGCAAGCCACCAAAATCGAAGTATCCATTTAGCCACTATTCCTCAATCGGGGTCGGGGTGGGTGGAGGAATGAAATCGTGCGTCGTTTCGTCATACGTCCAGTCAATGCCGGCGTAGTTTTTGCCCTCAACGTCAAAGAATGTTTCAACCCAGCGGCCTGGGTATCTATCTATATTCGCTTCAAGGAAGTCACGGTGAACGACCGCGACCTTGATCACAATGTTGTTCTCGTCAAGCTGTGCGAAATACTGATGATTCATCATGTTCTAAACCTCACGTACACGATCCCGGATCCTCCAGCGGCGGCTGGAGCTCCACCACCTCCGCCACTATTGGCTGTACCTGCGGTTCCGTTTGTTCCTGTGCCGTTGCCACCAGCTCCGCCACCGCCTACGCCGCCTGTGCCTCCGGTTCCGCTGCTGTAAGCGCATCCACCGCCACCGCCGCCTTTGTACGTCGTGCCAGCTGACTGCCCGAGCCACGCGGAAATGTCGCGACCAGCCCCGCCGTTTGAGACTGTTCCTGCCGCTGAAGCACCACCGCCGCCGCCGCCGGAAGTTGATCCGGTCGCTCCGGCGTAACCCGTGACCGCGTTATTGTACGATAAGCCTGCGGTAGGCACGTCCGACCCTGCTCCACCACCACCGGATCCACCTTTGCTGGCGTTTTGGCGTTCTGCGCCTGCTCCGCCGTAGCATCCGCCACGACCACCGCCAGCGACCGCGATCCCAGTAGTTGAGTCTCCGATTGACGATCCAAAGCCCTCCCAAGGTGTCGCCGCGCCACCTGCTCCGACGACGACCGCATAGGTGGCTGGCGTCAAATATGCGGTCCCTTGTAGCACTCCGCCAGCTCCACCACCACCCGGGATGATTTGGGTTGAGTTGTATCGAAGACCACCGGCCCCGCCCCCCGCGACCAAAATGAAATCGAAAATACCGGCCTTGGACACGACGAGGTTTGAGTCGCTCGAAAATGTGAGGATCGTGTAGGTGACGCCTCCGATATTGACTGACGAACTACTTCCGCCCGTCGCTGATCCGTAACTTACTCCGCCGCCATAGGGAAAAAATATGAAAGATGACGCCGACTGAGCGTAAAGGGTGCCGCCTCCGTATTGCGCCAAAGCTAGGGATCCTGAGGTATTGACTGTCGCGGTTCCTGCGGTGATCGTACAAGTACCCGCGCCGATGTTTGTGATTCTGATGGTATCGCCAGCTGTAAAGAGCGACGTATTTACCGTGATCGTCGTCGAGCTAGCCGAGTTCATTTGCACGACGGTGCCTTTGTCAGCAGCGACGAGCGTGTATGACGCAGTTTTTGTAGAAACTGTCCAGTTGTAGTCGTTGGCTTGCAACGTATCCATTTGGGCGGCGGTCAATACCTGCCCGGCGGTGAAATCTTGAATGGCCATAGGTGCTCCTATCCTAAAGCATTGAGGGCGTCAAGGACGCCATATGTCGGGTCGTCCAAAATCAAGTTGTAGACGATTGTGGTGGCGGCTGTGTACAGGTTGACGCGATGCCCGGTGCTGAAGTCAATTAGGTGCTCGATGCCTTCAACCGACAACTCTTGGCCGAGGCTGGTCGTCCCGGTGCCTGTCGGAAACGTCTTTTCAATCGTGATCGTGTCGCCGATGTCGATTGTGGCGACGGTGTCGCGTTGAGCGTTGGTTAGCATGGCGAATTTGGTGGCGACGTCGGTGTACCTGGCTTCCGGTTCGCCGTTGAGTAGGTAGGTGGCGGCGTCGGCCAGTTGTGTGCCAGCGCTTTCTAGCAGGCTGTTAGTGATGCTTTCGGTTTGGATGAAATACGTGCTGATCGAGGTCAGGTCGCTAGCGGTGGCGTTAGCGCCATCAAGGTTTTGCAAATAGGCGCGATTGACAACGCTGTCAGCCTCGAATGTGATGCCTACGTTGTCGTACGGTACGCCTGTGCCGCTGTCTTTGAAGTCGGCGACCGATCCGCTGAGTGTGGCACCGATGCGGTTTTGGAATGTCAGTACGCCGTCACGGGATACGAACAGGCGTCCGAATTCTGCGGTGCCGTTGATTTGGTTGAGGTAGGCGAGCACGTTTGTGCCTGCGGGGACGGTGTAGGCGCTGTCGTGACCGAGGTTGACGGTGCCTGTGGAGATGTTGCGGGCGGTTGGCCCGGTTGGGTAGTCAACTTCGGGCAGGTCTAGGACGCTTTCAATACGTTCGCCTGATGTTTCGGTGGTGACGTTGTATTCGTCCATGTAGGTTTGTGCCAGCAAATAGAAGTCGTCGGCGCAATAGACGCTGACCGTGTTCAAGCCGCCCAGCGCAAAGTTGTAGTCGTAGTTCACGACGTAGCCTTTGAACAGGTACTCAAGAACGTTGCTGGCGTTGTAGCGCCCAAGGCGCACACGGCGCATCGGTGCCAATCCAGGCACGTTAGCGTTGGCGTCGTAGTACGGGGATTGCGTGTCAAACGGGTTGAAGATGCCGTCAGCGAGCGTGTCATTAAGCGTGAACGTCATGGTGCCCGCGCTGAACTGGTCGCCCTGATCTTTGCGGCCTCGACGCACGGCAATGTTTAGGGTGCCGTCGGTGACGTCAGCAAACTGGGTGGTGCCGTCCAGCACATAGGTCGTATTGTCCAAAACGCCCTTAGTTGTGTCGTCCAGCGTGAATGCGTCAATAGAAAAGCCTGCGTCGATTTCAAGCAGGTAGTTGCCTGATTGAACGATTGCTGTGCCGGGCATCAGACGTACCCGCTGACCTCAATGCGCGCCGGGCCAGCTGATCGGTTGTAGGCGCGGATGCTGTCTACTACGGCTTGCCCGATTTCGGCGCTGGTTGCTAATCCGCCGTTGACGTTGACGGTGATGTTTTCCAACATGGCGTTGCGGGCGCTTGATGTGAACGGGTTGCTAGCGATCCCTGCCCCCAACATATTTGGGGCTTCCATGATTTGTCGTACGGATGCGCCCCCGCCACCGCCGCCACCGCCCGCTGTAGGCACGCTAGGAGCCGCTACAACGACCGATCCGCCCCCGGATGACGGAATAGGCACCCCAAGGTTTTTGTCGCCCGTGTAGCCGCTTGTGGCGCTGCTCAAGCCAGGCAGATCGCCAACCTTGATGAAACCGACAGGGCTAAGAAATGGGATCTCGGATGCGTTGACGCCTGGTATTGCGTTCATGGCCTTGATGATCAGGTTGTAGCCCTGAATAACGCTGTTGATCATGTAATTGACGGCGTTAGCAACCACGATCACGGTGTTGGCGATCGCTGCGCCAAATTGCTTGAACGGTTGTAGGAATTCGGCGATTGCGCGTGGGCCTTCGCGGTACAACTCGTACAACGCCCCGATGGTGACGGTGACAATGGCAAGCGATGCGCTCATCGCAGCAATCGAGCCTTGCGTTGCATAGAACGATCCCGTCAATGCGAAATTGACTGTTTTGGTAGTGACCGCCAGCGCGTTGTACGCCTTCATGCCCGCATTGGCTACAAGCACCGCAGCCGACAGACCGCCAACAGCCAATGCCAGTTTGACAATTAGCCCGCTGTTTTCCTCAACCCATGACGCCATGTTGGTGATGATCGGGATTAGTTCCTCAAGCACGGGAAGCAAGGCGCTGCCAATGGCTTCGGTGGCTTCTGCCCAAGCAATGTTGAGCTTGGCCATGCCGCCTTCAGCGGTTTGGGTAAACGCTTGGTTGGCGCCGCCAAATGTGCCGCCGAGCACGTTGATGATCGTTTCGAGGTCGGCACCCTCACGAATAAGGTTTGCCATCTCGGGTGTGAGTGATCGCAGCGCTTTGTAATTGCCTTCGTAGGCCTTGGCAAGCGCGTCAGCGACGGTGGTTGCGTCAATGGATGTTGCGCGGCTTATATCGAGCACTAGCGACATTTGTTTTTGTGCTTCGCTGATGTCTTTTGTGCCTCGAACTAGCGCAGCAAACGCTGGGCGCAAAACGTCATCGGCAACTGCGCCTTGCTTTGACATGACGCTAATTGCTTTTTCAACCTCTTTGATTTGGTCTTGGGTTGCTCCAGTTGAGTTGACAAGCTGCACTTCAAGGGCTTTTTGTGCGGCCTGATCCTCGGCAGCGGCTTTTGCGGCCATGCCGAGTCCAGCAGCCAAGGCCCCGGCAGCTGCCGCGGCAGGCAACATTGCCTTTTTCAACGCAAACGCCGACTTTTCGCCAGCGCCTTCAAGTGACTGAAACTCTTTTACGGCGCCACGAATACCCTTATCGTCAAACTCGCTAACGATGGGAATGCGGATGCTCATATCAGCGCAATTCTACGTTCAATCTCTTTGGCAACCTGTTCGATCGCTTTGGTCATTTCAGCTTGCACGTCGGTGATATGTGCTTCGGCGGCTGGCCACATAACGCGCGATGGATTGCCCGCAAACGCGGTGAGCGCGTCACCAAAACGGTTAGACGTGCCACGGCCTGCAATGTCATAAATGGCGGCTGCCGGATCTTTTTGGATGATCGTCACCACACCGTCTTTCTTGCGTCCCGCATCAACTTTGACGGTGATGCCCCGTCGAGCTTTACGGGCGTCCCACGGCAACAGCTGGCGTCCGTTTTGCGTCCAGCGATACCGCATACCTGACAACGCTTGTGCCGGGTAACTACCTTGCGCCGCCACGACGATCGGGCTGGCAATTTGCTTAGCGTCTTTTGCAAACTGTTTGCGGGCTTCAGGGTCAATTTGCTTGAGGTCACGCAACATTTGCTTGACGCCAATCACTTCAACGGTTGCCATTAGCGGCCCCGCTTTGCCTGTTGCTGTTGCTGTTCAAGCACATAAAACACGGTCGTAAGATCGCGGGTGTCAAACTCCACTTGCGGCGGCCAGTAGCCCGTCATAACTAAGACCTCAGCGAGGGAGCGTCGCCAGGTGCCGCGATGGTAGGGGTTTCATCGGTGGTTTCCTCGATCGGGGTGATTTCCATGTCCGGGTGTTCAGCGACCCATTCACGCCACGTTGCGGGCACTTTGTCGCCAGCGAGCTTGCACAGGATGTACGCCCAGCAGCACATGTCGACAAAGCCGATGCCTTTGCCGTCTGCGGATCGGCGGTTTTCGGTTTTTTCCCATTCAACAATGGCGAGCATGTTTGTGACCATGGTGCGTGGCGCGCGCCCGTCTTTGAGGTCGATTTTGAGTTTGACGCGCATTAGTTACCTTTCGTCGGGCAAGGCTCCGCCAGCGCGGGCTTGCTTTGGTTGTTTTCAGCGCCGCCCGATTGGGCTGGCGAGAACATGGCTAGACGGTGGCCTTTGCGAGCGTGCCACCCGTGAACGTCAGGTCGATCGTTGAGAGTTCGCCGAGCGATGCGTTGATTGGGGTGTGGCTTTCCAAGTATGCCCCGGTAAGCGTGTAGGACGGGTTGGTTGACGAGACCGCGCCCGACGCTGGCTTCAGCACGAGCGTGGTGGTTGTGCCGACCAAGCTGTAGATCGACGCTTCGGTTTCCGATCCTGCGTAAGACTGGTACAGGGTGACGGTGACGCTGTTGTTGGCGAGGCCGCTCGTGTAGGTGCGGGCGGTTGATCCGAATGCGGTGTTTTCCAGCGCCTCAACGGTGTAGGTGATGGTTGCGGCGGTGCATTGGTCGCTGAGATCGACGCTGTTGATCGTGACGCTTGGGTTTGACAGATAGACGCTGGTTGCCATGGCTTAGTTCTCCTCTGGTGCTTCTTTGACTTTAGACGACTTCTTTGGTTTGTCGGTGGATATGAGGCCACCGTCAATGAGTGCTTGCACGTTGATGCCGTCGGCTGGCTCAAACTTGTCGCCTGGTGTTCCGAGGCGGGGGCTGACGATGATGTACATGAGGTCTCCTAGCTGGTTTGGGCTTGCATGGTGACGGTGAGATCGTAGGCAGGCAGGATTGAGCCGCCAATATCGATCACGGTTGGACGGCCCCCGGTGACAGCCACGTTTTTGGCTAACAGCATGGCGCAAATGTTGAGCAGGGATCGCTGAGCATCCAGATTGGCTGGGCCGAGCGTCAGCACCTTGACGGGGAACGTCAGTTTGACGATGTTGTAGTTCCAGCTTTCCCACGATGGGGCGTCAATGAACGCGCATGGCGGGACGATGTTTCTTGGATCGTTGACGACTTGTAGCCCAGTAATCGTTTGTAACGTGGCGGTCAGGTCGTCGATCGCTTCGTTGAATAGGTCGGTGTATGCGGGTACGGGCATTAGGCCACCTGTGGGCGGTCAATCCCCAACAGCTGCTTCACCATGCCAGACAGGCCGACGACTGGGGCGGTTGCCATGCCATCAAACGATGCGAACTGATCCATGGATCCGCGCTGACGGTACAGGGCACCGCCGTACATGATTGTGCCTAGCGTGACGTCGCTTGATGGGCTGGTGCTGACGCTGTCAATGTATCCGGCTTCCTGTCGGCGTCGGTAACAGAATTGGTTGGCTGCTGCGGCGCATTGCGTCAAGAATGCTGCGTCCCCTGCGGTTGCGGTGCCGATACCTAGCCAATCTTCAATGTTGGTTGCGGTGATCCATGTGCAGACGGGTGTGTATGCGAGCGACCCGGTGGATGCGACGCGCTCAACGTTGTCGGCGGTCTTCGCGTACAGCACTTGGTTCTGAATGGGTACCTGATAATCAAGCATCAGGTCGCCCTCGGTGTCAACGCCGAGGTACAGGTATTGCGGAAGCGCGTAAACGGTGTATGAGCCGTTGAACGTTGCGTCGACGCCTGTGACGGTGATCGCGCCGCCTACAACTACCTCGGAGGGGGTGAGGAGCTGTAGGACGGCGTAATCGTCCAGTAAGTACTTGTGTGTGACCGTGTAGGTGGCCATTTTGTGGGCCTACCTTTCAGATCACGGGCTGACGGTGATGGACTTGACGAGGTCGCTGTCGGCGATGAACGTTGCGACGTACCCGTAGTACGAGAACGTGCGGCCGAGGGTGCTTGGCACTTCGACCGACATGAGGCCGCGTACCTGCTCGTAGAACTCGATTGCGGATCCCTTGGCGACGACCATCGTGTTGGCCGCGAAGTTGCGGTCTGCGACGAGGTTCAGGCCGAATGGGTTGAACGTGTTGAGCTGCGTGACGTTTGCGCTGCCCATTGCGTTGACGCCCATGAGACCTGCGGCGCCTGCGTATGGGAACACCGGGCGCTTGTCTGCGTCAAGCTGCTGACCGAGGAGCTTCCACACGCCAGGGGCCACGAAGATGTGGTCAGGCAGGAAGTTGCTGGCGGTGAGGATGTCGACGGCTGCGTCGTAGATCGCGGCGCTGAGCGTTGACGGGTCGGTGGTGTTGTACGTCCAGGTGGATCCCGATGCTGATGCGCCCGAGGTGATCGCGTCTGCGGCGATGTTGTCGGATGCGAGCAGGTACTGGCCTGCGAGGTCGCGGAGGATGATTTCCATTGCGGCCGGGCTGGTGAAGTCGACGTCCTGCACCGAGAGCGTGACCTGACCTGCGAGGGTGGTCTTGCTGATGACGTTGGATGCGATGACCGGGGTGGTGGCCGATGCGCCCGTCAATTCGGTTGACTGGGTTGCGACCGACGGGTGCGTTGTCCACGTTGGGCGGATGAACGTCTTTTGGTTGCCACCGTCTGGCATGGCGCGAGCGCCGATTGCTGCGACGACTGGGCGGATGTAGTTCAGATCCTGGAACACCGGGCCGAGTACTGGGACTGGGAGCAAACCGGGCGTGTCGGTGGTGAGGGTGTCACCTGCGGCTGCCTGAAGTGCTGACTGGCGCGAGAGTGCGAAGTCGCGGGCGGCTGCTGCGACGTTGCGGAACGTTTCGCCACCGATGTGCATTGCGGCGAGGTATTCGCCTGCGGTTGGCAGGTCGAACTTGCGCTTGGGCTGTGCCGGGATTGGTGCGGTTGGGATCGCGGCCTCGACTGCGGCGGCCTCGACGACTGGTGCGTTTTCCATTGCTGGTGTCTCCTCTTGTGGGGTCTCTTGTTCAGTATTGCCGATTTCTTCGGTTGGTTGGTGGATACTTGCGGCGACTTCGGTGATGGCAGCTGCGTCACCGAATGCGCCAACGGGTACGAGCGACAGCTCTACCCAGTCGGCGGCTTTGACGATCATGGTGCCGTCGTCGTCGTAGCTGAAATCGGTTGGGGTCACCCCGATAGATACTTGGTCGATGACGCCTTCGGACAGCATGATCATGGCGTCCTGACCCTGGCTTGATGCCGAGATTTTGGCGGTAAACAGCATCCCTTCAGGGCTGTCGACGCGCTCGGTGACGACACCGACGGGCATCGTGCTGTCATGGTACATGAACAGGCGCGGTGCTTTGCCTTCGACAGGTAGTGCGCCTGGCTTGATAATGACGTCTTGGCCGGATGCGACGGTGGCTTTGACGTTGTACGGTACGGCGACGCCGCTGATTTCGCGTCGGCCTGCACCTTTACCAGCGATGATGCTGATGTCGGTGGCGTGAAATTTGATCATCGGTTTGCGATCCTCTCTTGCGTGTTTTCTTGGATGTTGACTTCTGATGGTTCATCCATTTTGTCGGCTGCGTATTCCTCTTCAAGGTATTCGTCGGCGTCAAATTCAACGTATGTGCCGCGGGGCAGCACGTTGTCCATTGACAAAGTTGCGGCGATCGCTTCGGCGTACAGCTTGACACCAAAAATGTAAAGGTCGGCGCGGGCCTGCTGTGCTGACTGGTACGAGTACGACCCGGTGCTGACACCGACCAAATATGGCGGAACGTTGCCGAGGCGGGCAGCTTCAAGCGCTGAATAGTTGGCGCTTTCAATCAGCAACATTCGGTCGGGCGTCATCGTCGTGGGTTCGTATGAGAGATACTGGTTGAGCGCGGCGGTTTGATTGGTGGCTCGAGCCGCGTTGAATTGGGCGGCAATGTCGGTCAATTCTTGAGCGCTCAACGGCTCGCCGTCGGTCTGCTTGAGGATGCCTGCCGGGATTGAGCTTGATGCGTTGCGGTTGCGGGCCGCCTCGATCTTTAGCGCGGTCTCAATGGCGCCTGGTGCCGAATAAATCAAGCCTTGGGTTGGGCTCAGGAATTGCACAAGGTTGGCGGGGTCAAGTTCGCCACCGTTGAAGTACACCTGTTTGGATGGGGCAAACCACACCGGGCCGACCTGATCGGGCGTTGTGATGGAGCCCGTAGGTAGCCGGGTGTAACTGGCGGGGTAGCCGTCGGCGGTGCGTGACGTGATGTACCAAAAGGCGCGACCATAAAAAAACAGGTCGTCAAATGTCCACGCCATGATGTGCCCGTACGGCACGGTCGGATCGGGTCGACGTAGCCATGACCGTGGTGCCAAATACACCTTGGTCATTTCTTCTTCAAGTTCGTTCCAAACTTCGTTGTACATCTTGAGTGGCATACAACTGATGACGGATGCCATGAGGTCGCGCGCACGGTTGATCGCAGGCACCGAGATTGCGCGGTTGCGGGCTTCACCTTCTTGGTAGGTGTAGTACTGGCCGATCATGTTTGGGCCTTGCGCGTTTGACGTGTAGCCGACAGCGGCTTGCACTTCAGCGACAGGGGTGGTGCTGATTGCGGCAGTTTTTTTAGCGAACAGGGCCATGCGTCAAGTGTGCCACAAGCATCGGGCGTTTATGTGTACCCGCCCGCCGACACGATCCCGACGAAAGGCCGGGGCGGGTACGTTGCGATGCTACACGCTGACGATCATTGGGCGACCGCTTTGTGCTGGTCGAGCGACCATGCCCGCAGCCCACACCATGCACCGGGCTAACTCAATCGGGCCGGGTGAGCGTTGCGATGACAGCACCAACGTGTTCTGTGTTTTGACGGCAACGGCACGTTGCACGTGTTCAGCCAGCATCGTTTCCCCGGTGTGCAGCAGCCTGCCCTGGTTGATAAGGTCGCGCACGACTGGGGTGAGTTTGCCGAGTTCGGCGTAGCCGACGATGACGCGGCGACGCTCAAGGTTGGGCGGGCAGATGGCGTCAATGCTGGGTGACATTGCAAACCGCACCGTCGGGTCGGCGGCAACCTCAGCCAGCTTGTCGTACAACTCCCCGATCGTGTCGACGACGAACGCGATTGTGCAGACGGTGCGCCCGTCGGGCAGGTTGACGGCACGTACAGCTGCGTATCGGCTGTCGTCTAGGCTCGCCTCGATGGCGATGATGCCACCCATTGGGATCGGGCCACGATGCTCAAGCTCGGGCCAGCGTCCGGGTGCGATCCAGCCACGAGCAACGGTGACCCATAAGTTGAGGCTGGCGCGTAGGAATGATGCGCGGTCAGGATTTTCGCTTTCCTGTTGCAGCGTGTCCAGGGTGAGGGTGTGGCCGATGGCGGGGTTGCCCCATGTCCACGATGACGGGGCCATTGGGTCAACGTGCGGAGGCGGTGACCATTCGGCCATGTAGTTGACGGTGGGTTGCTCGCTGTCGATTGCGCGTAGACCATGCTCTCGCCAACGCTGGAACAGCACCGATGCCTCTGTGCCTGCCGTTGACATAAATAGGGCGAACGGGTTTTTGCGGGCGCGCTGAGCAGGCATTAGACCGCCCTCGACGACCTCAGCGTCAACGTCAAACAGTTCGTCAACGATCAGTAGGTCAATGCTCATGCCGTGGCCCGCGTTGTGTTTGGCGGCTTTGATCCACCACGTCGTACCGTCCGGCATCGTCACTTTGTTGCGACCATACGACCGCGAGACATACGCGCCGTATTTGTTTTCAAGAATGTCAGCCAGGTCGTCAAAGACCATGACGGCCAAGTCAAGGCGGTGCGCCACCGACACGATCGTCTGCTTTTCGCCGCGGATCTTTGGCATTTCTAACAGCCAAAACAGGATGACCGATTTGAGAATGATCGACTTACCGTTCTGACGGGCCACCGACCCCAACGCCGACCGATGCACCAACAGCCCATCGTCATTAAACGTCAACGCGCGGTCAAGAAAATGCACCTGCCACGGCATCAGCTCAAGGCCCAGCGCGTCTTGGCATATGTCCCCCACAAGCGGCCCATACGATCCGGCGCCGTCAGGGCTGATCGTTTCCAATCGAGGCTGGTCGTGGCCAGTTACCGCCAGTTCAGGCTGGTTCGGGCTGGTCTTTGGATATTCGAGATTGGGGCTCGGGGTGATCTCGTTTGCGTGTAAAAATTCATTCAGGGCTTTGTCTCTTGCCTGTTTAGCTGCGGCCAGTTTTTTGTTGCGGTGTGTTGCGCCTCGTGCTGCGTTGCAGGGTTTGCATGATGGTACGAGGCCGTCGTTGTGTGTGCCTTCGCGGTCTACTTCGACGAGGTGGTCGGCTTCGGTTGCGGGTCGGCGTCGGCACCAATGGCAGATTGGGTTGTCGGCGAGTAGGGCTTTGCGGGCTTGCTGGTAGCCAGGCGACTTGTATTCTTTGCGGTTCATCGTGGCTCCCCCCATCCAGCTGCGCCCCCCTGAGGGGGGCTTGCTGACCAGGGTGCATGGTCGAGCGTTGTGTCGGGTTTAGGTTTGTGGTTCATGTTTGTTTTCAACCTTAGTGATCTGTGTGAGGGCAGAGAGGTGTAATGCCCACCCCGCGGCTTGCCTCTACCCGCGTCCCACTAACTAACTTGCTGAACGTATCGCCTTGACGCTTTGCCCTGCCACCTTCGTGTTGCTGTTTTAGGGCGCGTCAATCTACCCCCGTTACCGGGTGTCATCCATCCACCGTGCGACGGGCTTAGGTCTATGGTCGATCTAGTCGACGTTGATTTCGGTGCTGTACCAGTAGGCCTTGACCGCTTTACGCAGCGCCCACCGCAGGTATTTCAGCAACTCATCCTTATGTGCTTTCTCAAGTTCAAGCGCGTTGACGCGCGCAATCATGTCAATCAGTTTGTCGGCTTGCTCAAGGCTCATTGCGTGTCTTTCTTGAGTGCGTCAATGACGCGGTTGGCTTCGGCAATCGTGAGGGCTTCGGGCACAGCTGCATCACTAGCCAACACCTGTTGCACATAATTGAACAAACCTTCCTCATCGAGCGACAGTTTCTTGGCCAACGCTTTCATGTAGCCGACCTGCTTGGGTGTGGCTGCTTTTGTGCCGCCAACGGTGGTGATGTATTCCGGCGCAACGGGCGGGGCATCCGATCCGGGCGCAAGGTTGCCCGCCCCCGCCCGCTGCACCTTCGCCATCTCCTGACGGGATGGCCTTTTGCCGTGCGTCGCGTAGTCGCAGTTAGCGAGCGCACGACCGATCGCAGACGTTTCACAGTTCTCGACGAACGATGTTCGGTTGACTGGGCTTGAGCCTTTGACTTCTTCGGCGTAGCCAGTCGCGGTGGGTGTCGCCTGGCTCGCGTCAAAGTAAACCTCGGCTCGGAAGATGCAACTGTCGCCGTCGTAGGCCATCATTGCGGTCTCGATGCGCCCTGTCGGATGGTCGACCCAAAATCGGGCTAGTCGATCTTCAACGGTTTCGTAGTTGCTGAGATCAAATGCCATTGTTGACCTCTGCAAACATGGCTACGGGCGCGTCCTCTGCGTACCATTGCGCTTCGTCGCATGATGGGCAAGCGCCGTGGGGTTTGCCTCGACCGCCGGTGGTGCAAATGACTGCACCGCAATAGGCGCACATCCACAAGGTCTGTTTGCCGAACAGGCTGGCTTGTGTCTGTTTGTATTTCATGCGGCTGCCCATACGGTGAGGCGTTGTGCGTGATCATGCTGGCCGCCACGATTGGCGTGGCGTACGGCGCCGGTGTTCACGATGGTGCGGCGTCGCACAGCTGCATTGAGCCGACCAGCAAGCCCTTTGGTGACGGGAAAGTGTTGACCGAGTTTGGCCCACACGTCGTCAGCGGTGAAGTAGCCGATCTCACGGGCACAGGCGTCGATGGCGGCGTCTACTTGGCGTTGTTGTGCGGGTGTCCATTTGGCGTCGGCGACCGCCTGGCTGATTTGCATCGCCTGGCCATATGGGGTGACGGGTTTGGCGGTTGGTACTCGACCGTCACAGACGAAATGGGTGCGGCCTTGAATGTCGGGCCATGCAATGACGCCTTTGCAAATGGTGCAGTTCATTAGTCGCCTGCTTCGTACGTTTCAAGGTCAACAAGACCACGAAACAGCTCTTCGGCAAGACGCGCTGTTTCAGGATCGACTAGGCCGACTTGCTGATCAAAGAACAAATCACGAAATGCTGATGCGCAAGCACGCCATTTGTCAATGCGATCTGATGTGATCATCGTGCCTTCTCCAACGCTGCGATCGCCTTGTCGATCGTCTCAATGTCGTACAACGGTTCCGGGTCGCACAAGCTCATGGCGTTGCGGATGGTACGTAGGCGTCGGATGATGTCGCTGTGCGGGTTGAAGATCGTGTCCACGATTTCGTTCAACGCTTTTAGGTGTTTGGCTGATGCGGATGTTGGCTCGAAGTTGTCGGCGAACATTTGTCGGGTCTCCTTGCTGAGTGTGTCGTCGGGATCTATGTACGGATGTTCTATCACAGGTGTGTCACGGTGCTGTGGCAGCCCACGGTGCCCAACCGGAATTGTTGTAGATGGCGAGCGCGGCCCGCAGGTTTGCCTCAGGAATAAACAGCTCTGAGCAGTCGGTCACGCCAACGCCTTGCACTTGTAGCCAGCCCATCGGCCAAGATGCGTTGGGTAGGCACCAAAATCCGTTGATTTGTGTCAGCCCATACGAGCCACCCATCGGGTCGTCAACGTTGTGGGCGGTTGGTGTGCATCGGCTTTCGCGCAGCATGACCACGGCGAGCGTGTCGAGCTGATCTTCAGGCCAGCCGACCTGCCGAGCCAAATTCACCGCGTCGTCACAGGTAGCGATTGTGGTGGGCAAGCTGGTTTCGGTGACCGTGGTCTGCTCGACGCCGGTAGTTGGGTAGACGTCCCATGATGCGGGTGTGGTTGTGGCGCTAGGTTGCCCTGAGAGGGGTCTAGGAGCCTCTAGAAGCGTTGTTAGCCCTAGGACTGCTGTAACTAGGGTGGCTAATGCGGCTAATGGGTTCAATGTCATGGCTAGGTTCCTTTCGTCGGTAATCCCACCCTAGGGGATCTGACGGGCCTATGCGGGAATACCCTCAAACACCTTCAGGAATGCGGCTTTTACGAGGTTTGGGTTGTCTGCCATTTTGGGGGTGATCTCGACGTGCCACCAGTCGCCACCGGGTGCCCCGGACACGGTTTGTTTTTGATAGACCTGCCAGGCCATGCGGTCGCAACGCCATGCTCGACCGAATGGTTGCGGCCAGTAGTCGATGACCATTTGTACGCCCAGTTCGTTTGCGTTGGCTACGCAAGCCTCAATGAATACTTTGCTGAGTTGGCGCCCGTTGGGTTTGCCACGGTGATCGGGCATATCGCGGTAGGACAGGTCGACGGCGCGGCCTGTGGCGTGTACCGAGAGGGTGCCGGGTTTGCCTTTCATGTCACGTTGCCCGTACGAGCCGTTGTTCCATAGCGAGCCGTTGGCGTATTTGACGGCCTGTCGGATCCATTCATCCATGCCTGGGCGTGGGCCTTTGGCGGGGCCGTCGGCATTGCCGATGTAGTCGGTGGCGCCTGGTACGCCGGGTTTAGCTTTGGCTATTGCCACGACCGTACGCTACGTCGTTGGGGTTGGCCCATCGCATGATCACGGGCAGTAGGGCGGCTGCGGCTGCTTTGGCGAGGTCTTGCGGATCGGTGTTGCCTGTGGCTGCGACAGCTGCGACGGCGGCGATGACGGATCGAGCGTAACTTGCGAGCATTGCTTTAGTTTCTTTGCTCATGGGTGGTTCTCCGTGTGGTGGTCGATTTTTTGTTCTATTCGGCCCAGCGCTTCGTGTACCCGTCCGTGATCTTGACGGTTTTCTTTGGTCGATTTATGTATGAGCGCAACGAGTAAAGAGAAACCGCCACCGATGCAAGCCACCAAAATCGAAGTATCCATCGGCTCATTTGCCCTCAGTCGGGTTAGGTGGTGACACAAAGTTTTTGGTTTTTTCGTCGTAGATCATGCCGTGGCTTGCGTACTGTTTCGTTGGCACATTGAAAAATGTTTCAACCCATCGACCTGGGTAGCGGTCGGGATTTTCTGCCATAAATTCAGCGGTAACTACAGCGACATCAATGACCACGTTGTTGTCATCGAGTTGTGCGAAATACTGGTGGATGCTCATACTCTGAACCTCACGTACACGATGCCTGATCCGCCGTTGCCGCCGTTGCGTGTTGCGTCGTTTGCTGCGCCTCCGCCGCCTCCGCCTGTGTTTGCGGCTGCGTTTGCTCCGTTTGCTGCGGTGCCACCTGCGCCACCCACGGACGAGCCGCCAGCGCCGGCTGTGCCGCCTGATGGTGCGCCACCGCCACCGCCACCCGCTTTGAATAATGCTGATCCGCCGATGAATGCGCTGACGTCGTAGCCTGCGCCGCCTGCGCCTGATGTGGTGCCTGTTCCGTTTGATCCAGCTGCGGTTGCGCCGCCTCCGCCTGCTGCTGCGGTGTTGCCGCCGTTGCCGCCTGCGTACCCGGTTTGGCTGCCGCCGAGCCCGACTGCGCCTGTTGAGAACCAGTTACCTGCGATGTAATCCATGCCGCCGCCACCTGATGCTCCTGGTGTTGGTGCCCATTGTGCGACGCCTGCGTTGGTGTGGCCGCCTCCGCCACCGCCGACGGCTTGTAGGCCTCGAGCTTGTGTGATGCCTGAGTAGCCGCCAAGACCAGGCAATGTGGATGTGACGCCGCCTGCGCCACCTGCCCCGATTTTGATTGCGTATGTGGCGGCCGCTAAATATGCGCGTACTTCGACTACGCCACCAGCTCCGCCGCCGCCTCCGCCGTCACCGCTTTGTGTTCCGCCTCCACCACCACCGCCGCCAACGATGAGAAAATCAAAATCGCCTGCGGTCGACACGACGAGGTTTGCGTCAGTTGTGAATGTCAGCAGCGTGTAGTTGATGCCGCCGACTGTGATGCTTGAACTGCTGCCGCCTGTTGCGACACCGTAACCTACGCCACCGTAGGGAAAAAATATGGAGGCTGACGCCGACGTGAAATAAAGTGTGCCGCCTCCCCATTGCGTCAAAGCAAGTGACCCGGATGTGGTGACGGTGGCGGTGCCTGCGGTCACGGTGCAGGTGCCTGCGCCAATGTTGATGATCTGCAAAGTGTCGCCAGCGCTAAATAGCGACGTGTTGACGGTAATTGTGGTGGCCGATGCGCTGTTCATGACGATGCGGGTGCCTTTGTCGGCTGCAACTAAAACGTATGACGCGGTTTTGTTTGAGACCGTCCAGTTGTAGTCGTTGGCTTGCAACGTATCCATTTGGGCGGCGGTCAATACTTGCCCGGCGGTGAAATCTTGAATGGCCATAGGTGCTCCTATCCTAAAGCATTGAGGGCGTCAAGTACGCCATACGTTGGGTCGTCCAAAATCAAGTTGTAGACGATGGTGGTGGCTGCGGTGTACAGGTTGACGCGGTGCCCGGTGTTGAAGTCGATCAGATGCTCGATGCCTTCAACCGACAGCTCTTGCCCAAGGCTGGTTGTCCCGGTGCCTGTAGGGAATGTTTTTTCAATGGTGATCGTGTCACCAATGTCGATCGTGGCGACCGCGTCGCGTTGGGCGGTAGTCAGCATGGCGAATTTGGTGGCGACGTCGGTGTACCTGGCTTCGGGTTCGCCGTTCAGCAAGTAGGTTGCAGCGTCGGCTAGCTGTGAGCCTGCGCTCTCCAGCAGGCTGTTGGTGATGCTTTCGGTCTGAATGAAATAGGTGCTGATTGAGGTATTGTCGCTGGCGGTTGCGTTAGCGCCGTCGAGGTTTTGCAAATAGGCGCGGTTGACGACGCTGTCGGCCTCGAATGTGATGCCTACGTTGTCGTATTTGATGCCTGTGCCGCTGTCTTTGAAGTCGGCGACCGATCCGCTGAGTGTGGCACCGATGCGGTTTTGGAATGTCAGTACGCCGTCACGCGACACGAACAGGCGGCCGAATTCGGCGGTGCCGTTGATTTGGTTGAGGTAGGCCAACACGTTTGTGCCGGCGGGGACGGTGTAGGCGCTGTCGTGGCCGAGATTGACGGTGCCTGTTGAGATGTTGCGGGCGGTCGGCCCAGTCGGGTAATCGACTTCAGGCAGGTTCAACACGCTTTCAATGCGCTGGCCCGATGTTTCGGTTGTGACGTTGTATTCGTCCATGTAGGTCTGTGCCAGCAAATAAAAATCGTCGGCGCAGTAGACGCTGACCGTGTTCAGACCGCCTAACGCAAAGTTGTAGTCGTAGTTGACGACATAGCCCTTGAACAGGTACTCAAGGACGTTGCTGGCGTTGTAGCGCCCAAGGCGCACACGACGCATAGGTGCCAAACCGGGCACGTTGGCGTTGGCGTCATAGTACGGGCTTGACGTGTCGAACGGGTTGAAGATGCCGTCAGCGAGTGTGTCATTGAGCGTAAACGTCATGGTGCCTGCGCTGAACTGGTCGCCTTGATCTTTGCGGCCTCGACGCACCGAAATGTTCAAGGTGCCGTCGGTGACGTCAGCAAACTGAGTGGTGCCGTCCAAAACATACGTCGTATTGTCTAAGACGCCCTTAGTTGTGTCGTCCAGCGTGAATGCGTCAATGGAAAAGCCTGCGTCAATTTCGAGCAGGTAGTTGCCTGATTGGACGATTGCTGTGCCGGGCATCAGACGTACCCGCTGACCTCAATGCGCGCCGGGCCAGCCGATCGGTTGTAGGCGCGGATACTGTCAACGACGGCTTGCCCGATCTCGGCGCTCGTCGCTAGACCGCCGTTGACGTTCACGGTGATGTTTTCCAGCATGGCGTTACGGGCGCTCGATGTAAACGGGTTGCTGGCGATGCCTGCCCCCAACATATTTGGGGCTTCCATGATCTGTCGGACGGATGCGCCCCCGCCACCGCCCCCGCCAGCGACGCTAGGAGCCGCTACAACGACCGATCCGCCCGCGGATGATGGAATAGGAACCCCAAGGTTTTTGTCACCTCCTACGGTTGCTAAAGCGCCGCTAGCGGCCCCGCCACCGATGGTTGGCATTTCGGGGATGCTGAAACCTCGACCGCCGATGCCTGGCACCCAGTCCGGGATCTCAAACGACAAGCCCCCGAGGGTTGAGTTCCATAGGTTTGCGATCGTGTTGAACACGGTGCGAAATACGCTGATCATGCTGTTGAGGTAACTTGCGACGTAATCAACGGCGATCTTGATACCTGTTTTGAGTGCACCAAACACGGCGTCTACGACGTTCCTAAAGCCCTCAAACTTTGCGTATGCGGCCACGAGAGCTGCACCGAGTAGCACGATGGCGGCGACCACAAGACCGATCGGGTTGGCAGCCAAAGTGATGTTGAACGCGGTCTGTAGAAATGCCGCGGTTTTGACTGCCACGTTGTAGGCGATGATGGCGGCCGAGAGGGTGCCAATGACGCCTGCCAGGATGATGACGACGTCGGCGTTTTCCTCGACGGCCTGCGCCATTTTAGTAATGATCGGCACCAGGCGCTCGAGCAATGGCAAGACGGCGGCTCCAATGCTTTCTTGCATTTCGGCAAATGCGATTTGCATTTTCGCCATGCCGCCCTCGGCGGTTTCGGTGAATGCTTTGTTGGCTCCGCCGAACGTTCCGCCAAGGACGCTGATAATGGTTTCCATGTCGGCACCCTCACGGATAAGGTTTGCCATTTCAGGTGTGAGCGATCGCAGCGCTTTGAAATTGCCTTCGTAGGCTTTAGCGAGCGCGTCGGCGACGGTGGTTGCGTCAATGGATGTTGCCCGGCTGATGTCGAGCACGAGCGACATTTGGGATTGGGCTTCGTTGATGTCTTTTGTGCCACGGACAAGTGCAGCAAATGCAGGGCGTAGTACGTCGTCGGCAACGGCCGCTTGGCGTGACATTGCGCTAATTGCTTTTTCAACTTCGGCGATTTGTTCTTGCCCGGCACCTGTTGAGTTTTCAAGCTGTACGGCAAGTGCGGCTTGTGCCGCCTCATCCTCAGCAGCCGCTTTAGCAGCCATGCCGAGCCCGGCAGCGAGTGCGCCCACAGCTGCGATCGCGGGCACAAACGCTTTTTCCATGCCATAGCCGATCTTTTCCGACGTCGTCTCAAGGCTGTTGAATTCCTTTTTGGCGCGCGCAATACCCTTGTCGTCAAACTCGCTAATGATCGGTATGCGAATGCTCATATGGTTGCAATTCTACGATTTATCTCGGCGGCGACCTGTTCAAGCGCTTTGGTCATCTCATCCTGCACGTCGGTGATGTGCGCTTCGGCTGACGGCCACATGACGCGCGACGGGTTGCCAGCAAACGCGGTCAGCGCATCACCCAGGCGGTTTGAGTTGCCACGGCCCGCAATGTCATAAATTGCGGCTGCCGGGTCTTTCTGAATGATGGTCACGACGCCGTCTTTTTTTCGTCCAGCATCCACTTTGACCTGTACGCCACGTCGAGCTTTACGCTGATCCCACGGCAACAGCTGACGCCCGTTTTGCGTCCAGCGATACCGCATACCCGATAACGCTTGCGCCGGGTAACGGCTTTGCGCCTCAAGCACGATCGGACTGGCAATCTGTTTGGCGTCCTTGGCAAATTGTTTGCGGGCCTCAGGGTCGATTTGCCTGAGGTCTTGCAACATTTGCTTGACGCCGATGACCTCAACGGTTGCCATTAGCGGCCGCGCTTT